GGTAAGACAGTCTCGTGTCGCCGGTCGTAGCAGAAGTTGTGCCGTAAGAGCTGGAAATGTTGCCGGCAGTTGTGACGGAAATCGGCGACGAAGAAGTGCCGCTAGAAAAACCGTTCAGCGAAGTTACTGGGCCGGTGAATGTAGTTTGTGCCATGTTCGTTTCCTCTCATGCGAGTCAAGGTGTCGTAGTCTGCATGACGTCAGCCGGGACTGTCTACAACACCGGGTAACCCCGGAATTCCCCGCCCGGTTGCCCGAGCGGGGTTCACTACTTAAACGCCGGCGGTACCGTAAACGCCGCGCGGGTCAGTCCAACCGAACACATAACGCTCGGTAGCCTTGTAACGCATGGAGTCGGTTTCGAAGTCGCCTTCCATCGATTTCTCGAGACCGCGACGCATCAAGAGCTTGAGACCCTCGGGCGCATCAGTTTCGACCCACCAAGCAGTGGTGGACGTAATACGAGAAAGGTTAGCTTGACCTTCCGACAACAGGCCCATCGACTTCACTGGGTTGATGTCGTTGTCAGCTGTGCCGGTACGCAGCACAGACTTCAACAGCACCTCAGCTTGGAACACGTTGCTCGGGCCAGAAACAATCTTGCGCGGAGTCAAACGAATACGCTTGCCGTTGTTGTCAACAGCGTTGCGGATTTGGATGAGGATCTGCTCCAGCGAAGTTTGGCTCAGCGCGGCTGCAGTGGTCAGCTGGTTGCTGAACGTGCCGTTCACGATTGGGTGGCTGGCCGAAACCAGTGCCACGCCATCGCCGCCGGGGTAGCTGGCGTTGAACGCGCGGTTCAGAATGTTCGCACCAAGAGTTTCCTTGGTTTCGATCAGCGACTGCGCCAGATGCTTGGCGTAGGTTTGACCGATACGAATGTGGTCACCGTCTTCCACGAGAACTTTGGTCAGGCTGAATGCCAGACCATAGACCTTGTAGAGATAGCGCTGCAGGAACAGTACGCCGCCTGATTGATAGCTGACAGCCATGCCGTCAGGCAGTTCAGGCGCTGCACCGAAACCATAGAGCACTGGCTCTTCATGGTAGTTACGCGGAATGCCTTTTTGCTCACGGAACACCATGCTCCATTCGTCAGCACGTTGCTCGTAAACACCGTCGAACACTTCGTTCAGGATAGGTTCGACAACCGACCGAAAGTCGGTACTACGCATTGGGGTAGCCATTCGTCAACCCTCCTTATACCGAGTTAACTGCTGCTTTGTACTGGTGTTCGTTGATGCGAACAGTTACTTGTACATAAGCGTCAGTCAGTGAGTCATTGATATTGTATGCGAACCCAGTAATCTGGAACTGGCCAGATGTAGACTGAATCGCGGTCAGGTACGTGTTGCTCAGGCCGGTTCGGGTCGAGCCGCCGGGCGAAGCAATCGTCCAGTCACACTGTTCGCCGACAGCGGTTTGCACCGTTGTGCCGACAGAAGGATTGTCGTACTGAACGTCGAAGAGCGTTTCTGGGTCATCATAAACCCAAGCAACGATCTCGGTGCCTGTGGTGCCTGAAGGCCAAAACGGGCTGATGGTCGGTTTGCCCGATGCATCAAGGTATTGGCAACCAGCGAAAATGCCGAGCAGCAGTACGCCGCCAGCAGTTCCGGAGCGAGTACCGTCAGAGGTACCCAGTTCAACCACGCCGTTGTCAGTCAGCTTTACGGGATCGCCCGAAAAGATGTTGGCTGCGTAAGTCGACGTGATGGTGTAGGCTTTCGGCCGCATCTGGCCACTGTTGTGGAAAGACGGACGGAAGCCAAAAGGTGCGCTAGTCGAAGACATTGCATACTCCTAATGGTTAAATGGTTTCGTCACGAGAGGTCAAACATTGCCTCACGCTTTTGTCCCATTTCCAAATTGCCCTCACCAATTTGCAGCTTCGATTTCGAAGCGCGCGCTTGTTGTTCCAAGAACTCAGCAGTGTCGGTGAGTTTCTCTTCTTCACGCAATGGCGCGTCATGATGCGCTTCTTTCATGTATTTTTCGTACAGTGAAATAGGCAGCTTGAATGCAAGCATTTCGTTGACGCCGATGAACCCTTGCCAGTCACCCGTCTTGAGTGTGGCGTATTCCCAGCCAGGAACGTCTTCTGGCTTCACAGGTTCGTAACCCAAACGAATTCTCATTTGGATGGAGTCACGTGGATTGGTGGTGGTGAGCCAGCATGTGTGCCAGCCCGGAATCTTAGGCAAGTCCGGAAGTGAGGACTGGAAAAACTGCTGACGGAACATTTCAACCCGCTCATCTTCGGTGACTTCACGATTTTCAGTGACAGCACGATCTTCCATCGCGCGATTTGTGCGATTGTCTCCAGCGGATTTCTTCAGGCGTTCGTCGGTCATATTGCTCGCTCCTTTCAGCGATTGTGCACATTATGTTGTGAAACTTCAAAAAAGGCAACACTCAAGCTTTATTATTGCGGTCGTATTCTGCGTAACGCTTAACATACTTATTACGCAAAACAGGATCGTCCCAAACGCCCGCCTCAATCAATGCTTGTTTGCGCTCTGGGGAGATGTAGATCTCCTTGCGAGTGCTGGTGGGCGCATGCTCTTTGCCGGAGCCTACCTGTGGGCCGCCGCGAGCTTCACGCTTTTGCTGCGCAGGCTCTTTGTTCGGCGCAAAACGCTCCGGCAAGCGGCGCGCCGCCCGGCGACGCAGTTCGTCCCAATAATCTTCGGTGTGCGGGTCGTAGCCGTCTTTGGCGAGAGATTGGTCGATGGCGAGCACGATGGCGCTGTCCTCGTTACCGCCCTGAGTGTCGTACCAAGGATTTTCCTGGATGAACTCTTTTGCGTAAGCGATGGCAACGTCGTCTGGCGCGGTTTGCTGCGTTGGCGGCTGCTGCGCGGTTTGCTGCTTTTGCCAAGTTAGCTGTTGGGCTCGGGTAATCGCCGCGTCACGGTACCGCATGGCTTGCGCTACGTCGTCACCGTTGCCTGCTGCTACGGCTTTGGCTATGACTTTTTCGGCCATGTCGACTTCTTGCTGGGCGCGTGCAATTTCAGCATCGAAGCCGCGCAAGTCGGCTGTGTGAGCGCGCTGCTCTTGCGCGCTGAGGCGGCGCTCTAGGTCGTCGTTGCGCTTGCGTAGGAAGTCGAGTTCGACTTTGTCACGCTTGATGGCTTCATCGCGGCGAACCTTGCGCTCTTGCTTTTCCAAGCGGCGGCGCTCGCGGATTGCTTCCCGCTCTTTGTCGCTGGCGTCGATTTCATCATCGTCGTCATCCTCGTTGGACGCATTGACGCGCGCGTCCTCTTGGTCGTCTGATTCTATGCCGGTTGGTTCTTGTTGTTTCGCGCTCGGGTCTTCTTCGACTATGACGATGTCGTCATCTTTGTCGTCGTCTTTTTCAGTGAGCTTTTCTGCCATGGTTCATCTCCTTCAGATGAATGCTCGGATAGCTAGCGGGTCGCCATCGACCTTGCCGATTATATCCAAGTCGTTGAAAATCACAAACATCGCGCTCTCGCCGTTTTCCATCGGAACTTCCCAACGGTCACCGCCGTATTTCGGTACGCGCACGAAGTCACCGGCATGCGCCCATGAACCTTCAGGCCACGCTTCCAAGTTGTTGCGGTTGCGATAAGCCACTGGGCCGTGTGAAACTACTTTGCCGACTTGGGTGTTCCATTTTTCGGTGTCGCGCGAGCCGGTGTCAATGATGATGCCGCCTGCCGACTTTTTCTTTGGCGTACGGATTTGCACCAGGACACGGCTACCGAAAGGCTGAATGCCAGCGTCTACCGCCGGAAAAGCCTCTGCCAATGCGTCCTCATAGGTCTGGGTCACTGTCTTTCTCCTCTTTCAGAAGTTGCAAGAGTACATTGATGGCGGCTTCGTACCCTTGCACGATGCCGACGCGGTACCCGTACTCGAAGGTATCCCGTGTTTGTGGTCGTCTCAAGGCGTCCAGCGCAAATGCCTGCTGGTCAGCCTTGAGACGATTGAATAGTTGGTCGACTACATTCATGCAGGGGTTTTTGGCCCTGGAGTGGTCTTGGGCGCTGCGGGCAATGTCTGGCCGTTCAGCTTTTCACCAGCCGCGAGGCGGTGTTTTTGTTTCACGTAAGGGCCGCTCATCGGTACGGTGCCGGGTGTTGGTTTGTCGCTCATTGTTACCTCCATAAAAAATTAACGTGTGCCCGGATTGATGCCGGTGCCGGTGCTCACCGCAATCTTCTCGCCACTGGCGATTTCTGCCGCAGCCAACCTCATCGCCGTGTCGTTGTCGGCAGTGTTCATACGCTCGCGTGCACCGATTTCTGCCGCTGTCCGTTCGTTTTCCGCCATCTGACGCAACTCCTCTTGCCGCATTTCTTCGGCACGCTCTTGTGCGCGGTCTGCCAACTTCTGTTGTTCGATTTGTGCTTGCTGCGCGAGGCGTTGTTGATCGCTTTGTGCGCGCTGTTGCAACGCGGCTTGCTGCACCTGAGCGCCGATTTGAGCCACTTGCAACGAGCTGTCTGGCGGCATGGGTGGTTGCGGCTTGAATTGCTCTGCAGCTTGCGACAGTTGCGCCAACTCTTGCGCGAATGCACCGAGTTGTTGCTCGATGAACTGTTGAACTTGCAAGATGACGGCGGCTTGTTGAGCGCCATCGTCTTGGATCAGTTGCGCGTCTGACGCTTTTTCGACAGCTTCGTGCGCTTCGACCAAGTAATAGTTCAACAAGTGGTCGCGCAAGTGCAACGCGATAGGGTAAAGGTAAGTTTTTGTGATCGCCGGGTTCATTCCGAACAACGGCGACTTCAAAAATGCGACGTGCGTTTGTATATGCGCCATGTGATCCTGCTTCGGCAGCACATAAACAGGCCTGCCCATGGCCGCCGCGACGTTTTCTGACACTGGATCCACATCATCCTTGCCCGGATCCGGCTTCAACACGTCGTTGTCGGGAATTTTCATCGCCCGCAGGAACATTTCCTCAACTTTGCGCTGGTCGTACATACCCGGCATCATCGCCGCGCGCTGCATCAACGCCTGAACCTGCGCAAAGCGCTGTGTTTCCGAGAAAATCGCTGGGTCAGAAACAGGAATGACGTCCAACGGGCCGTCGAAATCTTGCGGCTTCACGTCTAACCCTGCGTCGTAACCCTCAACAACCTCGTCGGTGAGGTAGGCGCTGTTGATGCGGTGAAGGATCTTGAACGCACGCGCCATGGAGTTGTGGAGGCGCGAATGAATCGAGCTGAACACCACCATGCCCTGCTCAATCAACGCCAGCGTCGTGCCCACAGGCTGGTTGGGGTTGGCGTCTGAGAGCTTCTCGAACGACGTTTGCACCACACCCTTGCCTGCGTCCACCAAGAACCCGAGCAGCTGGAACAACACGGCTGAAGGCGGGTTGAACGGCATAGGCATCGCGAGCTTGCGGATGTCGTCGATCAGCGCGCCGCCCTCGATTTCCGCGACCTCGGTCGGTTGGACATTGATGGTTTGACCGTTCGGGCCGCCCTTCAACTTCAACAGCGTCGGGATGTTTTGGATGTGAGCTGAATCCAACAGCGCGCGCAACGCACCGGTGGCCGCGCCGCTCAACCCGCCGATCATGTGCGTGAGGCCGATGGGGTAAGCGCCGCGCCAAGGCACGAATGGGAACTCAACAATCCAGTCTAGCTCGCGCTTTTGTTCGTCTTCTGGTTCCCAGTTGCGGTACAAACAAAGCGCCTTGCCGGAACTCTTGTCGATGGAGAGAATGTAAGGTTCAACGCCATCACCAAAGTCCAAGTGGGTGTAGATTTCAAAGATGGTGCGCAACCCATCTTCGTTGTAGGCGGTGTCCTTGCGCCCTTCGATTTTGTCGTTGGCTTGGCTCGACTTGCTGAACTCGGGGTCTTCTGGCTGGCCGATGTCGACGTCTGAATACATACCGGCGTTCACGCGCCGCTGGTATTCCATCTTGGTGATGTATTGGACGTGCGTCTTGCGCTCGGCGCTGTAGAAGTTCGTGGCCGCGAACGGCAAGTAAATGTCGTCAATCGCAATGAACTCAGAGCATGGGCGTTTCCATTGCGCGTTCCACATGAGCTTCAGGTACTGACCGCCGCCCAACGGCAGCTGCGTGCTGAGCTGCTCCAGCTCGCTGCGGAACTCTGGCATTTGTTCCGTGCATTGCCAGTTCATGAACTCAGCCTTGCGCCGCGCCTTGTCGACCTTCTCTTTGTCGTGCTCGCCCAGGATCTTGCTCTTCACCGGGCCGGAAGGCGGGAACACCTCCTTCATGAACCGCGCGCTGAAGTCCACGCAGGCTTCCACCAGCATCGGATGCACCACCTTGTTGGCGCCAGTGAACTGAGCGCCGCCCGGCGCGTCGTCACCCAAGCCAGTACGACGCAATCCCTCCTCGTACTGCTTGTCGCGCTTTTCTCTGGCTTCCTTGTCTTTTTCGAGCTTGTCCAGCAGGTCTTGCACCGCCGTCTTGAGTGCGGATGGGTCGACTTCTTCAACGATGTTGGCGAAGTGCGCTTGCTTGACTGCGGCGTCTTGTTCGTTTTCCATACGAATGATCGCGCCACCGTCTTCGGTGTCTTCAACTTCGAGCTCGTCGTCTTCGAGCTCGAACATTTCGCCTTGTTCTTCGTCGTCTTCGAGCGGCTTGTTCATTTCAGCCATGGAATTCCTCTTTCAGTTTGGACACAATTGTGTCTATTTCTGTTGGGTCATAGTCGACCAAGCCGCCTGCGGCGTAACCGGGCACAACACTCGCCGCCAACCTTGCGATCTCGTCAGGGTCATAGTCGACCGCGCCGCCCTTTGCATAGAGCTGAGTGCGCTCAACAACGTCTTCGGGCCGGAGCTTGCGAGCGCGTGTGAAGTTCGGGTCGCGGTTGTATCTGTCCAACAAGATGCTCAAGCCATATTGGTCACCCGCAAACGGATCCACCAACAGCATCTCGGCGTGCGGTGTTTGGCCGGTCTCTGCAGCGCGCCGCCGCGCGTAATAGTCTGCGATCGACTTTTGAGGCGAGGCGAACAAGGCTTCTTCGCCGCCGGGCTCGCCTGCATAGCCGCGATAAACACCTTGCAACATCTTTTGTTCTTTGGGCGCGGCTTCTGCGACGGCTTCTGCTACTTTGCCTTCGCCTGCAAGGTAACTGCGCACCAGCTTGGCGAACGACTTGACTGCGCCACCGACGCCGTA